TTTTCTTACAGCACTTGTAAATGAAGCGCTTGTAAGAAAACTGTCTATGCAATTAAGACTTTCTGGTGCAAAATATGTTGACAGTATTTTAAGCTCTTCTCCAAACTATAAAACAGAACCAGTGTGGAGTAGATATGTAGGTATTGTTAACCCACTTGTTGCTGAAAACTTAAAAGACAATCCTGATTTTGTTCGTAAGAACCACAGAGGGAGTGGTTCTCACTGTTTAACTAAATTTCGAATTTGAATTTGACAACACCAAGTTTTTCAGGATGAATAACTGATGCACCTAACCAAGATTTCCACCCGATAGTCATCAATCTGTTAAGTGGGTCATTTCCGTTTTGTCCAAGACCTTTAACGATTGTTTCAATTCTTTTTTTACCTCTTAAAGGAATGTTTGCCGTATGCTCTTTACCAAGAGTAAGCATATATCCTATGTAGTCAGTACCGTCTTGTTCGATTAGCATATTTTCATTTTCAACTATTCTGAAATCTTTAATCATACCAACTTCACCGTCAAGAGGTTTTATTCCAGCGGCATAGTTTTCAAGAGGAACAAAATCAGGATTGTCTTTTAAGTTTTCAGCAACAAGTGGGTTAACAATACCTACATATCTACTCCACACTGGTTCTGTTTTATAGTTTGGAGAAGAGCTTAAAATACTGTCAACATATTTTGCACCAGAAAGTCTTAATTGCATAGACAGTTTTCTTACAGCACTTGTAAATGAAGCGCTTGTAACTTTATCTTCTGGAGAAGTGTTTCCAGTAATATCTTGAAAATGTCCAGCACCGTTAAGCATAATATCTCTGTAGAAACCGTCAACAATCAGTGCCGCTACTTCAGAGTATTGTCTTACATTTTCAGCAACTGTATACATATCGTGTAGTAAAGAAGTTTCTTCAGTTACACTCATCCACATACCGATTTGGAAAATGTCGGCACTTTGTTCAACAACTTTCATTTGTCCTACTTCAGAACCACTTGACCCTTCTGGTAGGATATAGTTTTGATACATATCTTTGTTAACCAACATTGCCACTTGTTCACCGGCACCCTCTACATCGTTACCAGTATAATTTTTGTAGATTTCGTTTGCAATAAGCAAGTCTCTCATAGGAACCCATCTTCTGAATGTAATTGTGGTTCCTCTGTTTTGAGGAAGAGCTTTTTGAATTGTTGCGAATCTGTCAAATATTGTTTTTTGAGCCAGTTCGCTTGTCATCAACTTATCAAGATACGCTTGTTGTTTTGCACCTAATCCACTACCTTGTGTTCCGTAATTAATTGTAGCCATTATTTACTCCTTATCCAACATAAATTTCTTCAGTTCTTAATAGAGAACCAACGTTTTGAGAATATACTATAATCTTTCTTCCAGCACCAAGCCCATCAGCAAAAGATACTGTTTTCTCTTTTACAACTAATGTTTTGTATTGAGCGTCTTCGGTAACTCCATCTGTTCCAGTTAAACCTACATAAATATCTACACCAGTGTTGTTTGTTACATCGTTTCCGTTTGTGTCATCATAATCAGCAATAGGCTTAAAGCCTCCATATAGTTTTACATTTACAGGTGTCCCCATAATTTACTCCTTATCCAAAAATTTCTTTTTCCAACTCATCTATTGATTTATCCCAAATCTCATCATAAGACTCTTTTATAGTTTTTCTTTTCTTAGGTCTTGATGGTTGTTTTGGTTTTACAGCTTCACTTGGTTCTTGTGTTTGTCTTTGAATAGAACCAATGTTTTGAACAGCATATTGATATGCTTGTAACCACGCTACACCAGGATTTAAAGCTTTTACTTTTACAGCTTCTGGCAATACTTTCTCAAATTCTCCAGTTTTTACAGAACCAATGAATGCTCTGAATACGTCAGGATTATACAGCTCTTGTTTAAAAGTGTCTTCTAACTCATCCCAGATTTTACTTACTTTACCAGCAAGCTCTGGTTCTCTGTTAGCAACCTCCTGATATATTTCAAGAACTGGGTCTTGAGGTTTTACTTCTGGCTTATATTCTTCGTTAGAACCAGCTTGTGTATCATCATCAAACACAAAGTCATCATCTTGTGGTTCTAATCCGAACTTGTTAACAATATATCTTATTGCTTCCTGTTTACCAGATTTTGCATCAGCAAGAGCTTTAATATCTTCTACGGATAAACCAGCTTCTTCAACTATGTTTACTATACTTCTGTGAGGTTTTATTTTATTCATTTTAAATGAATAATCCAAACCTTTTTGCATAAGTTCAATAGCTTCTTCTTCAGAGTTTACCCAAATCTCTTTACCTCTGTATTTAAGAGGTTTAGTTATGAGAACTCCATTTTGTTGCTCATTATCTTCTTCTTCTGTTGGTTCTTCTTTAATATCGTCCTGAACTGTCCGTTCGTCTGATTCTTCAAAATCGTTAGATTGTTCTTCAGAACCACGAAGTTGTTCTTCAGAACCAACAACTTCTTCCAAACTTAGTTCCTCATCAGTATCCCAAATTTCATCATATTCATCTTTTCCCTCTGTTTGAGGTTCAAATTCTTCAGTGTTGTTATTCTCCTCTGTTTGAGGATCGCTATCGTTAGTTTCTGTTTCAGAACCACCAAGTGTTGGTTCGTCATTAACAATAGCATCCATCTCTTCAGACGGAGTAGCTAAAGTTAAGTCTTTTTCCATTTATTCTCCTTTTTTAGGTTTCATCGTTGTCAATTATATCAGAATTGACTATTTCATCAAAGAATTGTTTTAGATCCTGTATGGATTTAAGTTTTTGAATAACCACTTCGTTGTTTAAATCTTCGTTTAGAACCAACTCTTTGGCTCTGTTTTCCATATATTCATTTACTATAACATTAACGAAGTCCTGGTTCTGAAATAGATTATTTAGACTTTGTTTTAGATGTTTCATTTTTATCCTTTTCAGATTCGTTTATCTTTTTATATACGTCAGCATATTTGTTTGCTACGTCAGCATCAATGCTTGCCTGTTCTTTCATAGCTTTAACCTCTGTAGCTTTGGTTCTTGCTAAGGCACTCTGTGCTAAAGCTGATTCTTTTTGAGCTTTCGCTTGTTTTTCCATCATTTCTAATTGAGCCATTTGTTGTTGAGTTGGATCTGGTTGAGGTTGGTAGTTTGCTATCTCATCGGCTAATTCAGGGTATTCTAACAATTCAGTTAATTTGGCAAGTAGTTTTTGTATAACGTCAGGAGGACAGGCTCCAGCTTGTACAAGAGAACCAGCTTGTTGCATAAGCATATTGATTTGGTTTACTTTTATTTGTTTTAATCCATCTGTTCCTATTCTGAATTTAATGTCATATTTAACATCCTCTTTATTGAATATATCGTTTACTTCTTTCATAATAAGAAGCATAGCTTTTTGTTTAGTATCTTCTGGTAACTCATCTACACCGAATTCTTTAACAAGTTTCATTGTTTCTTTAGCTTTTAATTCTGGAATATTTATTCCTGTGATTTTTTCTATCTCTTCATCAGACAAATATCTCATTATCATTTGTAGCCATTTACAGAACATTTGTCTTAAACCTTCCTGTATATTGATTGTGAAATCAAGAAGTCTTACCTGTGCTTGGCTCATCATAGCTGAAAAGTTTGTTGCTGGTGAATTAAGTTCTTTTCCAGATATTCCAGCCATAGTATTATTTACACCAGTAAGCCCTTGTGCTTGTTGTTCTATTATTTCAAGCATATTGTATACTGAAGACGGTAACTCATTAAAATGTCCGTCAAGAACCACTTGGTTTAAAGGAACACCTGTGGAATTAACTTCCACTATAGGATGTCCGCTCATAAGTCTTTTGTAGTTTACAGCATCTAATGCTCCTTTTCTAACGAACTTGGTTCCATTGTTTGACATAGACATATTGTCAATAACTCCCCTTACTATAGACGTCATAAATTTTTGTTCGTCTTCTATTATAGACGCCAAAGCATCACCCCATATATTGAATTCTTTATCAAACAAAGGAACGGCTATAAAAGGATACCAGTTAAAATCGAAATCTTTAGAACCAATAACGTCTATTTCAGAACCAGTTGAGTGTAAGAAATATTTGATCTTCACTTGGTTCTTTTCTTTATACCAGTACTCATATACAAACATTTTATCAGCTGTTTCATTTTGTTTTTCTACGTCTAATCTCCACAGTTCCCTATCGTGCATATCGTCAGCACTTGATGCGTCTTTTTGTGTTTCTATTCTTGAGAAGAATCTATTAACTATAGTTTCGTCATACATAGGATTTGCCAATAGTTCTTCTTTAGTTGTAGGATATCTGACTATTATATATCTACTTTCACCGACACTATAAGCAAGTGGGTCTGTAAAAATATCTTCGTTAGGTATAATCTGTGCGTGAGGTCTGTTATGGATTATTTTTTCAAAAGATATTTCATAAGAACCAGATTCCAGTCTCCTTACTTTAGCACCTTTTGCCATAAACTTTTGTATTTGGTTCTGTGATAAAGAACCAACAACCTGTTTGTTTCTTTTAACAGCTTTATCCCACGATACTTTAATAAAAGCCGTTCCTTCTTTTATATTTACAGAAGTTAATGTTCTCATAAACTTAACTCTGTTAAATTCCTTTTCCCAGAAATGGTTTATCAGTTTTTCGTCTATTTTAGCTTTTAAAACATCGTTCTTATTAACAGGAGCCAACTGTGTTATTTCAGAACCAGTGATGAACGGTTTTATAAGATTGGCTTTTAAGGTTTCACCTTGTTTCTTTATAAGTTTCCATACTATTTTACTTTTACCGTCAACTTCATTTCCGTATGGTTCTCCGTTGTATAAATCAATCCATTCTTGAATTTGGTTGTTTATATCAGACTTAAAGTCATTTGATTCCTGAAAATGTTGTTGAATTATATCTCTCATCAATTCTCCTTATATTAGATTAGTTGTATTATATTCTATTTCATTTGCTTT